TACTAATTCCTCTGGGGTGCTAGACATACCTGCATAAAACATATGCCCTTTAAAAGAAGTAACAAATTTTGCACCAGCTACAGCACTTTCACTTACGTCAGTTGCTGCAAATGATGTATTAAATACTGTAGGTGCATTGTCTTGATCAACTACAATAATTTTGTTACTACCATTGTAGTTAAACTTTTCAAAGTTGTATTTTGCTGCACTAGTCCTACCTGTATCTCGTAGTGTCCAACTTTCTGAAATTATATCTCTTACTGCATGAGCGGCAGCAGTAGTAGATGCTGTAGCACGAGTTACACCTGTAAATGTAGAAGAAGTTATACCTGTATACGTAAATATCTCACTATCAATTTGTAGCGTACCACTTGCAGTAAATCCTGCAGTACTAAAAACATTAATTGTTCCAGAACCTGACATAGATGCACTTGAAGCTATAGCAATAGTTACTGTTGTAGATGCAGAACTCCATATCTTTTCACCTCTAGCTGCCAGTACTTTATCAGAAAAAACAGTACACATTAATACTGCCTCTGAAGATGCTGTAGTCTGAGGAACAATATGATTTATATATTTATTAAAACCATTTATACGCCTATAGCCGCCACCAATGTCAGGCTCAAAGTTTTGTAACTCAAGAGCCTCTCCTGGTTGCATTAAAAAAGTAGATTTATTTAATACTAAACCTCCTTCACAGTTAAAGGAGACTGGTTCTACCTGTGAACTATCTGGCATATTAAGATACTCTTAAAGCGTTAGGTCTTGCAACTGAAGACGTTCCTAATGGGTATGTAGAGCGTAAATACTCAAATCTATTAACTAGTAAAGATTGCATACTTTTTATGCCATCATTAAATAATTCCATGTTTAACTGATACTGTGCTACCTCACCTCTGTATTGATAAACGAAGGCAGTTGCACCAGCAACAATAATGTAAGAAAATCTATCAGGTATAGTAGTAGTATCACCGTGTGCAGCAAGATCTGCAGGAAAAGTAAAATAGTCAAACTTTATTTGATAAGATTTTGTAGGGTGTGGATATAGTAAGTAATTGTTGTCAGGTTTTCTAACTACAAACTGAGGTAAACCTCCTCCATCAAACTGCGCTACAGTTACACCATCTGCGTGAGCGGCTGCTGTAGTAGATGATGTAGCACGTACTACGCCAGTAAACGTAGTAGACGAACCTATTGCAGTATAAGATACAATCTCGTTACCTATATACAAACTACCTGTTGCAGAAAACCCTGATGTACTAGCTACGGTGATAGTAGTTACTGAGTCAGTATGCGACGTACTTAATGTAGTAGTCTCTATTTCATCTTCTTGTGAGATATACTTATCGATGTAATCATTATAGTTTAGTATCTTTAGTTTACCACCTGAACTACCTAAGTCAGAGTCTTTAGCTACTCTAAATGTGTGGTAATCTACTGTCTTAGTAGAAGCTGGTAGTGCGTAAGATACCACACCTGCTGTCAATGTCTGTGTAGCAAGTGCATGATTAAATGGATAATTATGTTCTCTTTGATTTATATAACGTATGGCTTCGTTAATTGCGTTTTGAGCCTGTACCTGAACGCCTCTAGCTGATGCAAAATTAGTAGAAGTTAATGCAACTTCATTAAGTTTAGTTATAACTTTATTAGTTAATGTGAGATATGTCTCAGCCATTGTAGCTCCTATGTGGTGAAAGGGGCAAGTTGCCCTGCCCCTTCATTATAGTAATTTAAGCTAATAGATCTCTATCAACTTCATTAGCGTCATAATCCCCAGGATTGTCTATATCCATAAGAACCATCCAGACACGAATCTTACCACCTGTCGGTGCCGTACCTGCTGCTTGAAGTTCCAGATCTAAAGTTGTTGCCGTAGAACCTGTAAGGTTCGGAAACACTGCAGGAATCATAGTAGCATAGGAACCAACCGCCATAGCGTCTGTGTCCATTGCCGCAACGAACTCATCAATATCAACAGCAATACCGCCAGTAGAGGCAGTAGTGATACCTAAGTTGAATGTTGTATCGTTTGATTCTCCAGTTAGTAGAGCTTCGACTTCGTAACCTGCAGCCATAATAAGAGTATCTGTTGGTATTGTGAAGATTTGCAAAATATCGTTTGCAGCTAATGCCGCAGCGTTATTTGTGTTTTCTACAGCAATATCAATAGTATTACTCACTAAGTATGGAGCAGGAGCAGAAGGTCTGTGTACTGCTTGTAAACTTGATGCATATGTAGCCATTTGTCAGTCCTCCCTTACGCTGCGTTGTATTGTGCAACAGTGATAGCTTCAGGACGAAGTATCTTTCTGCCGTACAAGTGCATCCCACGAACAATATCAGCAAAGCTATCAGGATCTCGATAGGTTTCTGTTTTATTGATCTGTTCTGCGGTTGCTATAGCTGAGTCGTGACCAGCTACGATTACACCAAAGTTAGTAAGTTGGTTTGCGGTACCTGTTGTACCTGGACCTGTACCAACTGCTGGTAGGTTACTAGAAACGTATACACGGAAGCCGCCTAAATTGCTGACTGCTAAACCATTACGTATACTTCCTGACGCACCGAAATCAGCGTTATGAAGACGTGAATCTTCATCTCGTAGGATTTCCATGAATACTGGGTCAATGACTAACCAACGACCTGCTGTATCAACTTGTTGTTGATCAAGCAAACGAGCCATACGAGATACTACCATAAGAGGTGAAGCAGTCGCTGTGGGTAGTGCAGTTGCACCAGGTAGACGAGCAGCAAGCGGAATCGAGTGCGCTCCTGCGGAACTTGTAGTAATGTTACCAAAAGAACCTTTGTTTAACTTCATACTAGACAACAATTCGTCTGTGCCAGCAGAAGCTACTGCAACAGTACCATTAGTAGTTGCATTTACCGCGTCGGCAGATGAACTAAGTGATGACTGTTTGTAACCTGCTAAATAGCCAAGAACTTCTTGGTCGTAGTTATCAGATAAACGATATGCAGCACGATCAGTTGCAAGTTGCATGAAGTTAACGTGTGAATGAGCTTCTTCAATGTCGTCCATTTTAAAAGCAAAGTAGTTTGCTTTGTCAATTACGAGTGAGAAGTCTTCATCGTCAAGATCTTGCGCTTGAACAGATGTGCCACGGGCGTATGCACTAACTGAAATTTCTGGCTCTTTAATGATTTTTACAGTATCACCTTGTGAACTGATTTCACCGAAGTAGTCAGAGTTAGTTATATCGCCCACAACAGTACTCTTGCGGAAAGCAAGCTGTACTTTTTTTGAATAGATTATAGCACTGAAATTACCATTCGGTAAATTGCCATAACCTGCTGCGGTTGTGAAAGCCATAGTTAAATCCTCCATTAAGATGTTTGGCTTGAATTAAAGCGTAACACTTCACGAAGAGGCTGATGTTTTCTAAGGTGCATTAAAACTAACTATGCCTAGCTAGAAGTAACGGGCTTATACTTATCAGGTAGTCTTAGTAAGTAGTATAGGCTTGGGGTTTATAAATAACCTAACTTTAAGAGTAGCTTTATATCTAAAGGGTCTTAAAGTTATAGGTTATCTATCTTGTATAGTTATATACAAATAAAACACATTGTCAATAACTAAATTACTTTATCGGGCTGCACCCGAAATATCGTAGAAGTTAGGGTTATCTCTAGATGACTGAAGTATAGCATCTTGATTCTTTTCGTAATCAGCCATAGACATTTTCTCTACCATAGATTCTGTGTATTTAGGTATAGACGTGTCTTGTTCTAGACTAGCTGAATTACGCTTAGATAATACAGCAGATGCAGCTTTTTTAGTGCTAGACTTTCTACCTCTAGTATCCATACCGTTGTCTACTTTATACAAGTCTATAACTCGTACAACAGACATCGGATCATCTGAGTTTTCATACAAGGCATCTTTAACTACTTTAGGTTGTGCATCTGCCCAGTCGTGAAACGCATCACTAGCTTTTAATTCATCAAAGTCAGAGTGAACCTTACGTATTTCTGTTTCAGCCTTAGTGCGTTCAGCTTCAGCAGTAATCTCGTCGATACGTTGTAGTCTACCTTCTGCTTGACTAAACTTCTCTTGCGCTTTCTTCTCAGCTATAGTTTCAACTATTGCAGCTACATCAGGATACTTCTCTGCCCACGCACCTATATCTTCGTCTGACTTAGGTGGTCTTATACCTGCACTAGGATCAGGATTATTAAGCCGTTCTTCTAAAGCTTTAATCCTATTGTCTTGTTCGTTTATGTATTTACGAGCATCCGTGTGTCTTTTCTTGTAAGTCTTTTCTTCTGGGCTAAGGTTTTCTTCTTGTTTAGCTTCTACTGCTACAGGTTCTTCCGTAGTAGCTTCTTCTTCAGTAGCTGTAAGTTTATCTATTTCAGCTTGCTCTTCTTCGATGCGTCGCTTATTAGCATTAGTGTAGTTGCTATCTACAAAACCTGCAGTCTTAGGTTTACTTATTGTATCTAGTTCAGGCATATATGTATTTCCTTTTGTTATATGGGGTCCGTAATTTGACGGAGTAGCCTAGTTGTTATTTTGCCTTATTTGTATTACTG